TGAACTTTTCAAATATAACACTTACTTGGTGACACAATCCATTGATATAGATTTAGCTCCAGGTTCATGGATATTTCCAAGATTCAAAACATTTGGTTCATCTAATTTTGTAGCCAATGTTTACTGGACAGTTAATTATTGTAAAAAACCTTTATAGGAGATAAACAATGCCAAACATTAGAACAACAACAGAAGAATTTGCGGTATCGGGATCTTTGAGAGATCCTCAACAAAAGCTAACTACAGATAATTTAGATGAAGGATCCCTACATGAAACTGTAATATTTTTATCTAAAAAACTAGATGAACTTATAGAAGAGGTAAATATATTAAAAAATGAATAGTTAAGGAGAGGTTATTATGGCAAGAGACTTTGTTAATGGTCAAAAAAATAATAAGAAGGGATATAGATTCTTATTATCACTAAACGAAGAACAAAAACTAGCAAAAGCAAGAATATTAGAAAATGATGTATCAATAATATTAGGAAAAGCTGGTAGTGGTAAAACATTATTAGCTTGTCAGATAGCATTGCAGGGTATATTAGAAAAAAACTATAAAAAGATTATTATTACTAGACCAACTATTAGTAAAGAAGACTTAGGTCATCTACCAGGTAATATGGAAGAAAAAATGTCTCCATGGGTAGCACCAATATATGGTAATATGTATCAACTACTAAGAAAAGAAAGAGTAGAACAAATGATAACTAAAGGTCAAATAGAAATTGTACCTGTTAGTTATATGAGAGGTAGAACATTTCTTGATTCATGTGTAATTGTTGATGAGTGCCAAAACTTAGACCACGACCAAACACTTATGATTCTACAAAGAATAGGATTAAATAGTAGAATGATGTTTTGTGGAGATACTGACCAAGTAGACTTAAAAAGAAATGGAGAAAGTGGTCTAGGCTTTTTAAGAGGAGTAAAAGAAGTAAATGGCTTACATACAGTAGAACTACTATCAAATCACAGACATCCAATCTTAGAAGATATACTAAACTACTACAAAAATAATAAATTTAATAAAGCGAGTTGATATTTATATAAGAATAGTAATTTTAACTTCTAGGGAATAATATGGCAACTCAAATACCAATTTGGACAGGAACTTCAACTTTTGCATCAGGACAAACCCCATTTGGATTCTATGATTCAGATACATCGTTCGTAGCCGACGTAGATAATACTGCTACATGGTGTGCAAAGAGATTAGGTTATCCAATAGTAGATATAGAACTTCAATCTGGAAGTTTTTATGCTGTATTTGAAGAAGCTATAACAGAATATAGTTCACAAGTAAATTACTTTAATATTAAAGAAAACCTTCTAACTTTACAAGGTACTTCTTCTGGTTCTAATTTAACGCATAGAGAAATAACTCCTAATTTTGATAGAACAATAACTTTAGCTCAACAATATGGAACAGAAGCTGGAGTTGGAGGAGACGTAACATATAAAACAGGTTCTATATCTGTAAATTCAGCATCAGGTCAAGTTTATGACTTAGATAGCCTTTGGACAAATGTTTCTGAAAGTGGAAATAACATAGAAATAAAAAGAGTATTCTATGAGCCAACTCCTGCTGTAACTAGATTTTTTGACCCTTATGTTGGAACAGGATATGGTTCAGACCAAATGCTTCAAGGTTTTGGTTGGGGAAATTATACTCCAGCTGTAAACTTTTTAATGCTACCAATGTATGACGATTTATTGAGAGTACAAGCTATAGAATTTAATGACCACATGAGAAAGTCAGCATATACTTTTGAGCTTGTAAATAATCAATTGAAGGTATTTCCAAAGCCTACTACTGATGCAAAATTATGGTTTGAATATATTGTTGAACAGGACAGAAAAAATCCATTAAAGACTAATAGTGGTTCAATAACAGACTTCTCAAATGCAACGTATAACAACATGTCATACACTGAGATTAACCATGCAGGAAAACAGTGGATTAGAAAATATACCCTCGCCTTGGCAAAAGAATTATTAGGTAATATTAGAAGCAAGTATGGTTCTATACCTATTCCTGGTGGAGAAACAAATCTTGATGGTGATACATTGAGAAATGAAGCTACGACGGAAAAAGAAAATTTACTAACTCAGCTTAGAGAAGACTTAGAAGCTACAAGTAGAAGAAATCTTTTAGAAAGACAAAAAGATGAGGCCGAGTTTATGGGTGAAACATTAACTAGAATACCTTATCCAATTTATATAGGCTAATTATGGCATTATTCGGAGGACAAAGAGATATAAGTCTATTCAGAACTTTGAATAGAGAGTTAATAAATGAAATTATTGACACAGAAGTTGATATTTTCAAGGCTGCTATACATGATACGGTAGGTAATCTTTATGGGGAAGCACTAAATAAAGTATATAAGCAAGGTGTAAGAGTTGCATGTTTAATTGATATGCGAGATGAAGAATGGTCAAGTGATGAGTTTGGAGCAGATGTAAACCATGGAGCAGAATTTAAGTTTTTAAGAGATGATTTACTACCTGCTGGAAGTATTGGAACACCTGCTGCAAATGTAGTACTTGAAATTGGAGATATTATCTGGTGGGATGCAACTTATTGGGAAGTAGATGAGGTACATGAGCATCAATATTTATTTGGTAAGAATCCAGACACAGATAAAGGATTCATTGATGGTGGAAGAACAGATTCTCTAGGTGGAGAGTTTGGTTCTAGTTTCTCAATAATTGTAAACACTCATGAAACAAGAAAAAGTAAACTTAAATTAGAAAAAATAAGATCTGGAGTAAATAATAGGATAAGTAATCTATAATGGCAAACAGAAAACAAATAGCATCAAATAGACAAGATAGAATATCTAAAAATGATTCTAAAGTAAAAGACATTACTATTGGAATCTATGATATAGATGAGGCTATTACCTATTATTTTAACCAAGTAATAAAGCCTAAGGTTGATGATGGAGAAGAAATGATAGATGTACCTATAATATATGGTTCTCCAGAAAGATGGAAGTCTGTACAAAAAAGTGGAGCATTTAGAGACACTAAAGGAAAAATACAGATACCTTTAATCATGTATAGAAGAACTGGTATGGAAAGAGTTGAAGGCATGATGGGTAATAAAATAGATGCTGCAGATCCAACAAATGTAATTAGACAATTTACTACAAGATATAATGCCAAAAATAGATACGATAGATTCAATATACTTAGAGGTGTAAAGCCATCTAAAGAATTCTACAATGTTATCATTCCAGATTATCTAAAAATTACATACGACGTAATAGTCTGGACAGAATACGTTGCACAACAGAATAAGATAATTGAAGATATAAACTATAATGCAAACTCTTACTGGGGTGATAAAAATAGTTTCAAATTTTTAGCAATGATGGATAGTTTTTCAACAGAGAATAATCTTGAGCAAGGAGTAGATAGGTCAATTAGAGCAAACTTTCAAATAACAATGAATGGTTATGTTATACCAGATAGCGTACAAAAGGATGCTACTAAGTTTGCAAACAGAACATTTGGTGCAAAAGCTGTAACGACTACAGAGTTTGTATTTAATGACATAAACAATCCTGTTAATCAAAATAGTTCAAATATAAATAGCACAGGTTCTTTAATAGATGAAGGAAGTACTCTGGATTCAACAAAAAGAAACTTCGAAGGTGATGGAGAACCTGGAAGTAATTCACTACGAAGTAAATATAAACAAAGTAATTTTTAGGAGAAAGTAAATGGTTTTAGAACAAGACATTCAAGAAAAGTTAGAAGCTCATAGAGCAGCTAAAGCAGAGCAAACTACAACAAAGGATGTAATAATAGAAAAAGAAGAGTTAGAAGAGTTAAAGTCCCTACAACAAGAATCAGACCAAATAATAGTAGCTTTTGGTCAACTTGCAATACAGGAAAGAGCACTTAATTCACAAAGAGAATCTATAGAGGCTGCTTTTGATGCAATAAAACAAAAAGAGTCTGATTTGGCTAAAAAATTAAGTGATAAGTATGGCCAAGGAACTTTAGATATAGAAAGTGGTAAATTTTCATCTAAACAGTGATATTTTGGGATTTTCAGGGATATTTATATATAGTTAAGAAATACTTACAAATAAGAAGTGTTTTTCACACAGTAATCATATAGAGGAGAAATAAACATGGCCGAAAGAATTGTTAGTCCAGGTGTTTTTACACAAGAAAACGACTTATCATTTTTGCCAGTTGGTATCGGAGAAATCGGAGCAGCGATAATAGGTAATACACAAAAAGGTGTTGCATTCGAACCACAGGTAGTTAGATCGTATAATGAGTTCCAAGACCAATTTGGAGCAGGTACAGACGGAACATACGTTCCATATACCGTTAAAGAATACATAAAACATGCAGGAGCAGTAACTATAGTTAGAACTCTTGGTTTAGCTGGATATAGCCAGGCTGCAGGAACAGCTGGTGATGTTATTATCTTTACAGCTGTATCAGGTGCAGATGGAGAAAATTATACTGGTTCAGCTCACATTGTAGGTGTTTTACACCCTACAGCTAGAGTTAGTGTAGCTACAGCATCAGTTGAAGCTGGAGTACTTAACCTTGCATCTAAGTTTACGTCTTCGTTACAAAACTTCTTTACAACAAAAGCATCAGCTAGTATTACAGTTGGTCAATCAGGAGCAGAAGTAACGACTAACTTAACATTCTCTTTTGATGAAAATGATGCTGATTATATTGTTAATTGCTTAGGTGATGATTCTGGTAGATATGTACCAGCTGCATCAAGAACTGCACTTAACGCTTTATATGTTTATTCTGTGTTTAACTCTGCTTCTATTGCACAACATTTAGATATGTTAAATGGAGACAGTTTCTTATCTCCACTAGACCAACACTATATGTCTGCATCACAACATACAATAACGGCAACTGGAGTAGATAATCCAATCGGAGCAGCAGGTTATTCTCACGCTGCAACTCCATATGTTCGTTCACAAGAAATAAACGGAACAACACAAAAATTATTTAGAATTCATACTTTAGGACACGGTAATGCAGTTAATGATGACTTCAAAATCTCTATATCAAATATAAAAGCTGCAGGATCTGTAACAGGTGATGATTACGGTTCATTTACTTTACAAGTTAGAAAAGGTGACGATACTGATACAAGACCTGTATCACTAGAAACTTATGCAAACTTAAGTTTAGATCCAGCTAATCCTAATTATATAGCAAGAAGAATTGGTAGCCAGTTCAGATCTTATGATTCAAATGGTAAACTAATTGTTAATGGATTCTATCCTAACATTTCAAAATATATTAGAGTAGAAATTGATGAAGCTGTAGATAATGCAGTAGTTTCTGCAAATGTTGTACCTTTTGGTCATGAAGCTTACTCTTCACCATTTGCATATACTGTAAGTTCATCTGGTGGTAATAATACTACTGCGTACTACCCACCTGCTGTACTTATTACGTCTAAGTCTGATGACGAAACTAAAACTCACTTTGGTTTCCAATTTGATACTACTTTAGCTAAAGGAAACTATAACTATCAAGCACCATTATTTGATGAATCAGCTGCAGGACACAACTCTGCATTCTCATTAGCTAATTGTGGAGACTTTAACACTGGAACTGCAGTTGTAGAAGTTGCAAACTCAGCTCTTAAATACAAGAAATTCTCTATGGCATTCCAAGGAGGTTTCGATGGAGTTAACCCAGCTAATCCTGTTAACACTGGTCTAGATTTATCAAATGTAAATAGTTTTGGACATGATGTAAGTTCAACAACTGCAACAGGATATACAGTATATAAGAAAGCAATTGATGCAATTGCAAACCCTGATGAAATAGATATTAACCTTATCGTTACACCAGGTATCTTAAATACAAATTCAACTGCGATTATTGCGAAAGCAATCGAGGTTTGTGAAGATAGAGGTGATTGTTTCTACATATTCGATCCAAATAACTCATTAGCTGGTGACAATATTACTTCAGCAACAACACAAGCAAATTCTTATGATACTAACTATGCTGCAATGTATTATCCTTGGGTAAAAATATTAGATGCATCTACAAACAGATTTAAGTTTGTACCACCATCTGTAGTTGTACCAGGAGTATATGCATTTAACGACAAAGTAGCTCACCCATGGTTTGCACCTGCAGGTCTTAATAGAGGTAGCTTAACTACAGTAGTTGATGTATACACAAGATTAACGCACGCAGAAAGAGATGAATTATATGAAGGTAGAGTAAACCCAATAGCAGTATTCCCAAGAACTGGAGTTTGTATATGGGGTCAAAAAACTCTACAAGCTAAACCATCTGCTTTAGATAGAATTAACGTAAGAAGATTATTGATCGCTGCTAAGAAATTTATCGCATCAGCAACAAAATATCTTGTATTTGAAAATAACACCACGGCAACAAGACAAAGATTCTTAAATATTGTTAACCCATATTTAGAAAGCGTACAACAAAATCAAGGATTATTTGCATTTAGAGTTGTGATGGATGAAACAAACAATACACCAGACATAATAGATAGAAATCAAATGAAAGGTGAAATATTCTTACAGCCTGCAAAAGCTGCTGAATTTATCATAATTGACTTCAACATTATGCCAACAGGTGCATCGTTTGATGAATAAAAATTAGAATAGTTGATATTTATATATAATAGATATAATAGAGGAGAACACTAAATGGCTAACTTAATCGATCCAAATGAAGCAATGTTTACGGCCTTTGAGCCTAAGCAGCAAAACAGATACATTTTCTATATTGAAGGTATCCCTGCTTTCTTAATACATAAAGCGGCAAGACCGAAAATTACACAAGAAACTGTAACTCTTGAGCACATCAACGTTACTAGATACGTTAAAGGAAAATCTAAATGGGATGTTGTAGCATTAACATTATATGACCCAGTTGTACCTTCAGGTGCACAGGCAGTTATGGAATGGGTAAGACTACACCACGAATCAGTAACTGGTAGAGATGGTTACGCGGACTTCTATAAGAAAGACGTAACAATCAATGTACTTGGACCTGTAGGTGATAAAGTAGAAGAATGGACAGGTAAAGGTGCATTTATCACAGAAGCAGATTTCGGAACGTTAGATTGGACAGCCACCAATGCATACAACGAAATTGCAATGTCTATTCAGTGTGACTACTGGATCTTACAATTCTAATAATATCTTTAATATACAAATAGAAAGACTCCTAACTAAAAAAAAGTTAGGAGTTTTTTATTCTTTTTAGTTTAGTAGTATATTTATATATGTATATATCAAACGTAAACGTTATGAACATTGGAGAAATAAGTTATGGCAGAAAAGTCTTTAACAGATGAACAAATCAAACAACAGCTTGTTGCTGAAAATAGTAAAACTGTAAACGAATCAAAAGGAAAAACAGAATATAAGTTTCCAACAGAAGTTATAGATTTACCTAGTAAAGGTAAGTTATATCCTGAAGGACATCCACTCAAGTCAGGTACTATAGAATTAAAGTATATGACAGCAAAAGAGGAAGATATTCTAACTTCACAAAACCTTATACAAAAAGGTGTTGTATTAGATAGATTATTACGTGCACTTATCGTTACACCTTGTAACTATGATGATATTCTTATTGGAGATAAAAATGCAATCATGGTAGCAGCAAGAGTTATGGGATATGGTTCAGAATATAAAGTAGAGATTGAAGACCCATTTACTCCTGGTGAAAAACAAGAAACTCATATTGATTTACAACAATTACAAGATGTTGATGTAGATTGGAGTTTAATTGGTGATGATAATGCCTTTGATTTTGAATTACCAACTGCAAAAAGAACTATTACATTCAGACTTTTAACACATGGTGATGAAGGTAAAATTACAGAAGAAGTAAAGTCTCTAAAAAAGAACTTCAAAACTAGAGGATATGCTGGGGTAGATGCACAGTTAAGTACAAGACTTAAGCACATGATTCTAGCAGTAGATGGAGATTCAACTCCTAAGACTATTAGAGAGTTTGTTGATAATCAATTCTTATCTAGAGATACAAGAGCATTTAGAGAACAAATAAAGAAAGTTTCACCAGATATTGATATGACCTTTACATTCGTATCAGATATAACTGGACAAGAAAGGGAAATGTCAATCCCACTTGGTGTCAACTTTTTTTGGCCTGGGGCCTAATTATAGGCCCGTTCTGCATAAGCAAATCTTTCAACTTTGCTATAACTCAAAAGGTGGGTTCACTTTTTCGGATGTTTACGACCTGCCTGTATACCTTAGAACTTACTATTTTAAGCTTCTTGACGAACAACTTAAATTTGAAGCTGAAGAAATAGAAAAGGCTAAGAACTCTGGTGGCAAATCTTCAGGACCACCAAAAGTACCTTCATTTGCTAGAAATGCTCGTCCTAAGTAGCTAAAAAACTAAGCTCCTATATATTTATATAAGAATAAATAGATATAGAGGGAACAATATGTCAAAAGAAAAAGAATTAAGATCTGAAATAAGAGAGCAAATTAGAGCTATCTTAAAAGAAGATAACTTTATTAGTCGTTATATCAGAAATATAGCCAAAAGAGTGCAAGGTAGAGAGTTTCAAAGACTCATGAAGAAGGATAAGACACTTAAAAAAAGGTTAGCAAAGATAAACGATAAACACTTAAAAGCTTACGACGATGCAATTAGAGATGTCGTAAAAAGCTATAATCCTTAAAAAGCGTTATTAAACTATGGCTAAGTCTAGAAAAGAATTAGAAGCGGAAAATCTACTTGGTATACAAGATAGAATAGCTGATATCCAGAGCAAAACAAATAAACTTGCTCAAGAAAATGCGGATATCATGAAAGAAGCTGGACTTAGTATGCAGTCTCAACTTGAAGCTGAAATGAGATCCAAAGCTGAGGCTGCAGAACGTTTATCCTTCTTGCAAGGAATGAGTAAAGTTGACGCTTTAAGAGCCATGACTGCTCAGGCAATTGCAGATGGTAATCTTGAATCATTTGGTATTGAAGATAAAATACTACAAATAAAGAAAGAAACAAAATATCTACGACAAGATGAAAGAAAATTTCTAAATGAGTCGTTAAAAGACCTAAAGTCGAAAACAGCTGAAATGCAAAAGCAAGATATTTTCGGCAAATCAGAAGCAGATAGACTTAAGGAAAATAATGATAAGGCTAAAGAAAATACTAAAACTATGCGAGATATACTGGGGACCACTGCCCAGACCGTAGAAGCCTTAACTAGTATGAGATCTCTATTTAGCGCTGCATTGCTTTTCATAGCAGATACTGCAAAAGAGTCTTTCAAACTTCAACGATCTCTTGGTACAAACAATGCTCTTGTAGATACATTTAATATTGGTGTAACTACCATTGAAGCAAGAGTTAGAGCAATTGGTAGAGGATTTGCACTAACTGGTGATGAAGCAAGAGAAGTAATATCAGCCGTAACAATGTTAAATGGTTCATTAGAAGATGCAACTGCTGCAACTGTAACCACAGTTGGTGAAATGTCTGTTAAATTTGGATTAAGTGCTCAAGAAGCTGCTCTATTAAATAAAAACATGCAAATGGTAACTGGTGAGGGTCAAGCCGGTGCAGATGCTATGCTACAACAAGTTAAAAACCTAGCAAAAGCTCACAAGGTAGCTCCTGGTGCAGTTATGAAGGATATAGCCGATAACTCAGTTGAATTTGCAAGGTTTGGTAAAGATGGAGCTTCTGGATTAGTAAATGCGGCAGCAAACGCAAAAAAATTAGGATTAAACCTAGAAAAAGTTGTAGCAGCAGGAGATAGTTTACTTGATGTTCAAGGTTCTATACAAAAAGAAATGAAAGCTGAGATGTTAATTGGTAGACAATTGAATCTAGATGCAGCTAGACAGGCAGCCTTAGCCGGAGATAGAGATACACTTGTAAGAGAAATAGCTGCAAATGCAGGAACACTAGCAGAATTTGAAAATATGAACGTTGTTCAACAAAGAGCTCTTGCAGAAGCTATGGGAGTACAAGTTGGTGATGTTGTAAAAGTTCTACAAGCAAAACAAAAAGGTGTAAACTTAGATGCTAAAGTGTTAGATGCTCAATCAGCCCAAAGAGATGCGGTAGAAGATACGGCAGCAGCAACCGCAATGGTAGCATCTTCAGCCGCTGGTATAGGTTCACAATTATTATCTGCTCTACCAGCATTGGCAACTGTTAAAATGGGATTTGGTGATATGATACCTAAAGGTCTAGGTAAGAGGTTTAAGAGTTTATTTGGTGGAGCTGCAAAAGAATCAGTAAAGGTTGGAGACCAACTTAGTAAAGTAAAAACACCTAAAGATGGTGGCAAAGGAATGACAGGATTCTTTAAGAGTCTTTCAAAAATAAAAACTAGTTCTATGATAAAAGCAGCATTGGCTATAGCAATAGTTGCAGTATCACTAATACCAGCTGCATACGCATTTAGTTTATTAGAGGGTGTAGACCCAGTTACAATATTAGCATTTGGAGCAACAATGATTGGTCTAGCATTAGCATTAAGTGTAATAGCTGGAGTAGGAGGACCAATGATTGCGGGAGCTTTAGCATTCGGTATAGCTTCAATTGCACTAATACCTGCAGCTTTTGCAATGAATCAACTAACTGCAGATCCTGTATCAATGTTGGCATTTGCCGGAGCAGTAGCTATTTTAGGTCTTGGTATTGCTGCAATGGGAGCATTAGCAATTCCAATTGCATTAGGTACTGCAGTATTATTTGGACTTTCACAAGTATTACCAGCAGCAACGGCTGGATTTGCAAATCTTAGTGGTGTGGATGGAGGTACATTATCTGCATTTGCCCTTGCAATTTTACCATTAGGATTAGGATTAGCTGCATTTGGACTAATGTCTCCAGCAATATTATTAGGATTAGGAGCATTATCACTTTCAGCAGCAGTATTACCGGCT